GGATAAACCTAAAATGGAAGGTTTTGGTGATAAACCCAGTAGAAAGGATAAATGGTTAGCATGGACTGATTCTATAACACATACTGCGGATGAAGTACCTCGAAGCATTTTAGATGCTGCAGTTTCAGATTACACCAATGGTGTTATTTCTTACATCAAACATAAACCCCCAGATATCATGCGACCACTAAATGATTTTGAAGTCGTTTGTGGCGTACAAGATGTCGATTTTATTGAACCATTGGAATCTTCCACTTCAATAGGTTTCCCCTTAGGGGGTTCAAAGAGGAAATGGATGGAATTGCGTAAAGATGAACTTGGTCAATGGAGGAATATGTTCACAACTAACATGTTTATGGAATCGGCTAAATATATTGAAGATGCGTATGTTCATAACAAAAGAGTTTATTCGGTATATAAAAGCTTTCCAAAAGACACCCCTACAGAGATCGGGAAAGATAAAGTGAGAATTGTGAATGGAGCTCCAATAGACAATCAAATAGTCACGCGAAGGCATTTAGCATGTTTTGTAAAATACATGTGTGAGAATAGTGAGGTGACTGAATGTTCCGTTGGAATTAATCCGTATGCACATAAATGGCATGATATGCGTGAGCGCTTGCTTAAAAATGGTAACAACATTATGGCTCTTGATTATAGTAAGTTTGATACTCGTATGTCTCCGCAAATTGTTCTTGCAGCTTTTGCCTGTATATCGCATATAATGTCCTTCTTTTACAGGAATGATCATTTTTTGCGAGAATACACTATGAAAATTATTTCAGGTTTAGCTGCTGATACTGCGTGGCCTGTTGTTTGTGTAAACGGTGATATAATCATGCTTCAAGGTGGAATAGTCTCGGGTAATTCTATGACAGCGATTTTGAATAGCATTTGTAATTCTATCCTTTTGAGGATTGCTTATTTTCATGTTTATCCTGGTGGAATAATCCGAGGTTGGTTCTCTCAACAAATTTTTGATTTTAGATCTAGTGTTATTTTATACGTCTATGGTGATGATTTATTGGCAAGTGTGTCGCGAAAGGCACATTGTTATAATAACCGCACTGTTGGTGTTATCCTTGGAGAATATGGATATGTGTTGACTGCTTTTGATAAAGTCAAAACTCCTCCAAAGTTTTATAGCATAAACCAAATTGAATATTTGAAGAGGTCTTTTAGATGGCATTCTGAACTTAATATGTACACTTGTCCTCTTAATGAAAAATCGATTTTCAAGCGTTTGTGTTGTGTTTTGAAACCGAGTAGTCCGAATACTATGGAGGGAGTTTTAGCGAGTAATTTGCGGTCGTCAATGATGGAGTTCTTTTTCCATGGAAGAGGCGTGTATGAATTGAG